TGGGTTATTCTTCAATCAACTCAAACCGAATTTCAATTGCAGTAGAAGCAACTGCTAAAGAAGATATTGAACCAATTGCATTTTCTGCAAAGTATTTGAAAGCTATCTTAATGGCTAACAAAGGTTCTAAAACATCTTCATTGAAAATCTCATCTAAGGGATTATCGCATGTATCATTTACTGATGGAGATTACACTTCAAACTATTACTTAGTAGAAATTAAATAATTATTATGAGCTTTTGGGATACTGAACCACAAAAACCTGTCTTTGATTTTGAGCTTGAAAAAGCAAAGTTAAAAGAAAATATGGACTACCTTATGACAATGTCTGTACAAGAACAAACATTGTATAAGAAGTGGGTAGAATTGCAAGAACCTACAATGATTCAAGCAAAAGACCAAATAGCATCATACTACGATTCACAATGGAAACCAACTGATATCAATAATAAGGAGCTAACGATAAAAGAAATTGAATCGTTAGACCCTTATGTTGAGATTATCGATGACCCGAAGGAATCTACTAAATGGGCAGCGGTAAGACGTATGATTCACACAATGGATTTTACAGCAAACCCTGGCCGTAACGTAAAAATTAATGTAAAGGATAGAGTGAGTGGAAAACTATTAGGACAAATTTCATTAGCATCAGATGTAACCGCTATGGGAGTTAGAGATAACTTTATTGGTTGGACTAAGGATAATAAGTTTGTTGATGGTAAGTTAAATAACACTACTATTGCTTCTACTATTGTATGTACTCAACCATTAGGTTATAACTTCTTAGGTGGTAAGCTAATCGCTATGATGACAACTACGCCGGAGGTTAGAGCATATTGGAAAGAGAAGTATAAGAATGTATTGATTGCAGTGGGTACAACATCACTTTACGGAATTCACTCTCAATATAATGGTATCCCTTTATTTAAAACATTAGGAGAATCGGCTGGTAAGATTAGTTTAAAGCCGGATGATAAATTCTATGACCCTTGGCATCAATGGATTAAAGAAAATAAACCTGATTGGTATATGGAAAACATTACTAGAGAAAGAGCTCGTAATGGTGCTAGTATGGGATATGAATCAAATGGACCTGTTAGTGGTATCAAACAAAAGATATTAGGACAAATCTTTAAAGAATGTGGTATTAAGGCAACTGAATATCATCACGGATTTAAGAGAGGTGTTTATATGGCAATGATGTATGAGAACGGATGTGAGTATCTTAGAAACGAAATCACCGAAGATAAATTAATCCTTAAAGATAAGTTTAAGCAAGGTACTGAATACATTAACAAATGGTGGAAGAAACACGCAATCAGTAGATACACAAAGTTACATGATGAGGGAAGAATTAAACCTGAACATTTATTCTATATAGATGCTATTGGAATTAGTTGGGAAGAAATGAAAGCAAAATACCTATCAGAAGTAGGAAGATAATAAAATAAAATTATGGCAAAGAAAAAACAAAAAGAGTTTGATGTAAAGAAATTACCAACAAACGAAGAATTAAGATTGAATATTTCAAAAGAAGTATATGAACAATGCGAATGGTGTTTTCAATTTGATGATGGAGAACCTCAGATTTTTGCTTGGACTGATGAAAATATGTCAGACGAAGAACCTACTGTAACATTTACTCTAAATAATACAAAAGAATCATATATTACTTTTACTAAAGATAAAAAAGTATTTAAATTGTTTACTAGAGAACTAAGTGATGCTGGTAAAGAATTACGAGCAAAAGCTAATGAAATTGATAATCAAAAAAATTTAGAAAATGAAAGTAAAAATAAAGAAGATTAGTAAAACCGCAGTTATCCCATCTTATGCAAAGGATGGAGATGCTGGTATGGATTTGATAGCAACATCAATTATAGAGAATACCTCATTTCAAATAACATACGGATTAGGTATAGCATTAGAAATCCCTAACGGATTTGTAGGATTGGTGTTTCCTCGCTCATCGATTAGAAAATATGAATTAGCACTATCCAATTCAGTTGGCGTAATTGATAGTGGGTATAGAGGTGAACTACAAGCTACATTTATAAAAGAAAATGGATTAGATTCACTTGCATATAAAGTAGGTGATAGGATTGCACAAATTATGATTATACCATATCCTCCAATTGAGTTTGATGAAGTAGATGAATTATCGGATACTGAAAGAGGTGAAGGTGGATTTGGTTCAACTGGAAAATAAAAAATAAAATATGTTTATAGAACAAACGCAAGAAAAGGTAAATAATAATTTATGGGTAGAGAAGTATCGCCCAACAAAGCTTGTTGATTATGTAGGTAACGAACATCTAAAATCAAAAGTAGAAGGTTACTTAGAAAATAGTGAAATTCCACATTTACTTTTGTACGGCAAAGCCGGTACTGGTAAAACAACATTAGCAAAGTTAATCGTAAAATCAATTGATTGTGATTATATGGTTATTAATGCATCTGATGAAAATAACGTTGAGACTGTAAGAAATAAAGTAAAGAATTTTGCATCCTCTATGGGATTCAAACCATTTAAGATTATTCTTTTAGATGAGTTTGATTACATGTCACAACCATCACAAGCTATTCTAAGAAACTTAATGGAAACATTTAGTGCACATTGTCGTTTCATTTTAACTTGTAATTATGTTGATAAAGTAATCGAACCAATTCAAAGTAGATGCCAATCATTTCAAATCATACCACCAACTAAAAAAGATGTTGCAATGCAAGTTAGCAAAATCTTAAAAGCTGAAAATGTAGAATTTGAAGTAAAGGATTTAGTTCCAATTATTGACGCAGCTTATCCTGATATTCGTAAAGTTATAAATACGTGTCAGTTAAATTCAAATAAAGGTAAGTTACAAATAGATGTACAAAATTTATTAGAGAATGATTACAAAAATAAAATTGTAGATATCTTAAAATCAAAAGATGATAAGAGAAATAAGTATATGAAAGTAAGACAAGCTCTTATCGATTCTAAATCAAAAGATTTTACCGATTTATATACAACTCTATATGATACAGTAGAGGAATATGGTGGAGAAAATACATCAAACGTAATCCTAATTTTGGGAGATGGTGTAAACAAATCAGCAACTGCAATTGATAAAGAAATTATAGCAGCAGCTACATTAATTCAAATTTTAAATATTATATAATGGCTAACATTTTAGGAGCAGGTGGACAACCAATCGGAGGACAAGAAGAAAAACCAATACCTTTAGAAAAAACTGAGGCAATTGGATGTAAAAAATGCGGTGGTGAAATTTTTGTACAAGGTTTTGGATTTCGTAAAATTTCAAAGTTATTAACTGGTAAACCAAAAGATGAAGTATTACCGGTAGAATTATTCCTTTGTGGAGATTGTGGTGAAGTACTTAATGAATTATTACCTCCGGGTTTAAAAGTAGAAGAAGAAGCATAATATGGCAGCAAAAACATTATTTGACCATTTAAACGCAATTTGTGATAAGAAAGACCCAAAGTATTGGGATACCCTTGATGAGAGTGATAAAAAAACATGGAGTAACTATTTGATACTTCGTTTTCTTTCTATGAAGCCAGAGTGGGTAGAACTTATTTCAGATATACAAGCCTACATACAAGAGGCACCTCCAAAAGCAATGTATCTTTGTCTAATTGGAATGATTCCCAAAACAAGAGCTTTCTTAAAGTATATGAAACCAGCCTCATCTGAAAAATATGAAGATTGGATTATTGAATTGGTAGCAAGGCAATATGAAGTATCTAAATCAGAAGCAGAAGATTATCTGAAAATTCTTTATGAAACTACCAGTGGTAAGATGCATATTAAAGAAATTGCAGAGAATTATGGTACTGACCCAAAGCAAATTACTAAGTTAAAACTTAAAGTTTAATTAGGTAATATCGGATATTTTTCGTATCTTTATACAATAAAACAACATAATGGCAAAAGTATCATTTTCGCAGTACTCAATGTGGAGTAGCTGCCCGCATCAATATAAGTTAAACTACATAGATAAATTAGGTGAGAGTTCATCTAACATTCATACAATATTCGGAACTGCTATGCATGAAACAATCCAACATTACCTTTCGGTTATGTATGGTGTTTCTAAAAAGCAAGCAGATGAAATAAACAAAGATAAGCTCTTATTGGAAAATATGAGGAAGGCCTATAAAAGTGAAGTTGAGAAGATGAGTGAAGGAACTCCATGTACTCAAATACAATTGGAAGAATTTTATGGTGATGGTAGGCGTATATTAGCTTGGTTAGATAAGCATATGCACAAATTCTACTCAAAAAGTGGATTTGAATTAGTAGGTATTGAGATTCCATTAAACGCAACTATTAAAGAGGGCGTACACTTTATTGGATTCATAGATATTGTTATTAGAGATTTGGCATCAAATGAAATTATTATCATTGACCTTAAGACATCTACTATGGGATGGAATCAGTATCAAAAAGCTGATAAGATGAAAAACTCTCAAATTCTTTTATATAAGAAATACTATTCAGAATTATTTAATATTCCTTTAAATAAAATTAAAGTAGAGTATCAGATACTTCGTAGGAAGTTACCGGAAGACTCCGCATTTCCAGTACCACATGTATCAAAACATATTCCAGCTCATGGTTCACCATCGGTTACTAAAGTATATGATGAGTTTATGGCATTCATCAATGAAGTATTTGATAATGAAGGTAAATTTAGAGATATTGAATTTCCCAAAGTGCCAGGTGCAGCTAAAAAGAATTGCAAGTATTGTGAGTTTGGAAATAGAGGAATATGTGATAAAAAGGCTACAAAATAAAATTTATCGTTTTTTTAAATTCATTATACTTATATATATTAATATATGTATGTATTAATGTAAACGATAATAAAATGAATCAAGAACAAACAAAACTTACAACCGTGAAAATACTGAAAGATGTGTATTCAAGCTTTAAAAAAGTTTCTTTCGATTCTGATGTAACACTTCAAAAGCTGGTAAATAGAACAGTAGAACGATATGTTAAAGATGACCAATTCAGAAAGGAAATGAATGACTATCTTCAATTACAAATATCAGGTTCACAATTCTAAGAAACAAAAATACGTTATGACAAAAAAGAAAAAAATTCTGTTACTTTCGGATGATTTGAGAATGGCAAGTGGTATCGCCACAATGTCAAAGGAGCTGGTCTTAGGAACTGCTCATAAATATGATTGGTTTCAAGTAGGAGCAGCAATTAATCACCCTGAAGCTGGGAAAATTTTAGATGTTAGTGACGATATCCGTACTAGATATGGTATTGAAGATGCTAGTGTAAAGATTTTACCTTGGAATGGTTATGGTAATGCTGATTTAATTAGGCAATTAATTAATTCAGAACAACCGGATGCTATTCTACACTTTACTGACCCTCGTTATTGGACATGGCTATATGATATTGAACATGAAATTAGACAAAATGTTCCTCTTTTATTCTACGCAATTTGGGATGATTTACCAGACCCACTATACAATCGTAACTTCTATGAAAGTTGTGATTGGATTGGTTGTATTTCTCGCCAAACATATGGTATCATTAAAAGATTATCAGCATTAGATACTAAACCAACTTGGAAACCTAAAAAGGATTGGCAAGTAAGTTATGTACCGCATGGTATTGATGCTCAATTATATAAACCAATGGATGTGCCTGCAGAATTTCGTAAAGAAGTTTTAGGTGGTAAGCAATATGATTTTGTATTATATTGGAGTAATCGTAATATCAGAAGAAAACAACCTGCAGATGTTATTGTAGCATTTAAAAGATTTTGTGATAAGATTGGTAAACAAAAAGCAGATAAGGTTTGTTTAGTAATGCATACACAGCCGGTTGATGAGAATGGTACTGATTTACCAGCAGTTGTTGATGCAATGGCACCTGAATGTAATATTATATTTTCAGATAGAAGAAAAAGTCAAGAAGAATTAAATTTACAATATAACTTAGCAGATGCAACAATTAATATAGCTAACAACGAAGGATTTGGATTATCAACCGCAGAATCAATAATGGCTGGAACTCCAATCATTGTAAACGTAACTGGTGGATTGCAAGACCAATGTGGATTTGAAGTTGATGGTACGATGCTAACTGCAGACGATTATATTAAAATTGGTTCTTTACATGAATGGAGAAAATGGGAAAAGACTGTTAAGCATGGTGAATGGTCTACGCCAATTTGGAGTAGAGCCCAAGCATTAGCAGGTTCAGTACCAACCCCATATATTTGGGATGATAGAGTTGATGTTGATGAAGTAGCTGAAAAGATATTAGAAGTCTATAATACGCCAAAAGAAATTCGTAAGGCAAATGCATTAAAGGGTAGAGAAGCATTTATTGGTGAAATGGGATTAACAAATACCAATATGTGTCAACAATTGACAAACGGAATCGAATCGGTTTTTGAAAATTGGAAACCAAGAGAAAGATTCGAAGTATTTAAAATTAAATAAGTTATATAAATGAAACCAACATTAGTATTTCAAGGACCTATATTCACTCGTAG